TATACTTATTTGGTAACAAGTTAAAAGAGATTGGTGAGTTTATATTTGATAAAATGAAAGAGATTTTTATAAAAGTAAAAAATACTATACAACCTGTGGTTGATGCACTTGTAAAAGGTTTTAATTTTTTACTAGACGCAGTAAAAAGTTTATATAATTTCTTATTCAAGAAAAAAACTGATGAAGATAGAGAGGATAGAAAAGTAACAGCAGTTGAAGAAGATGATGCAAAAGAGGTGAAAAAACAATCTAAAAAACAATTACAAAACCTTATAAAAGAAAAAGCAAAAGAGAAAGGTATAAGATTAAATACTAGAAATATGAAAGGTGATGCTCTTGTTAAAAAAGCACAACAACTTGGTGTTGATAGTGAAATGATAGCGAGATATCAAAGAGACCAAGCATTTATAAAGTCACAAGAAGCGGAAGACAAATTCTTAAAAGAGTCAAAAGTAAAATTTGAGAATGAGTTTGGTCGTCCAGTAGAGATGACAATGTCTAAAATACTAGACCCAAAGAACAGACGTAGTGCTGTATTACAAGAGAGATTAAAAGACAATAAACAATTTTTAGAATTTCAAAAAAAGAAAGCAGAATTTGATGCAGAGCAAGCTAGAATAATGTCTGGTCAAGGAAATGTATCAAATGTTGCTACAAATGTTCAACAAACACAGGTTGCAGGTGTTACTACAAAAGCACCTACTAGAAATACCTATGCACCTTATACTGATATGAATGCTATGTCGTATGGTCAATAACTACCTAAATCTTTCTCAGTTATTATTTTAAAAGTCATATTGTTATTAGCACAATATTTTTTAGCAGATTCCCATTTAGCAATATTCTTTGCATACTCCATATTCTCACGAATATAATTTTTAGTTGTGCGTTTAGGTTTTTTTGGTCTGACACATTGACGAGATGGTTTAATTTCAATGCAGAACTTTTTACCTTTATCTGTCTTTACAAGAAAGTCAGGGAAGTATCTGTGTATTCTTTTATCAATAGGAGATAAATATGGTATTGGCAATTCTTCACTTGCCCACTGAACAATGCTATCATTTCTATCGCAGTATAGCATAAATTTACGTTCAAGATTAGAACGATAAACTATTTGTTTTGAATTACCTACATATTTCTTTGGATTAGTAGGACGATATAAACCTTTATAACTCTTCATCTTACCATATAAATATAATTAAAACAAGGATATTTATGCCAATAGGACCATTTAGACACAAGTCTGTATCATCAATAGTCAACAGGAATTTGAATAGACTAAAAGGTAGAGCATTTGCAGAGTCGTCAAAGTTGCAAGGTATTTTATCTAATACAGTTGGTGGAGCATTAGACCAAGCAAAACAGTTAGTTAGTGGTGGATTTAATACGGGTCAAATCACTAAAAAGATGGTATCTAAGATAGCAAATAAATCACCTTTTGATATGGATTTAATTTCTCCTACTGCTCATCTTGGTAAAGAGAATAGTAAATTTAATTATGGTACTCTAGTATATCCTGAAGAAACACAAAATTTAGGTGATGGTCATTATATTATATTTGACATTATACCAAGTGATATGAGTAAAGTTACCGCAGACGCAGGAGAACACGAAGGTAAATCTTTTACATTTGGTAAATTAAAAAATAAACAAGTAGGTGAAGGTAAACGTAGAGCATCCAGTAAAGAAGTGCTAAATGCAAGAAAAAAAGGACTTGGTTTAAAACCTGATGAAAATATATTAAGAAAGCAAGTAGGTGGTTTACACGGTGGTAGTAAACATCATAATTCAATATCAGACTCAATAGTGATGTACACACCACACGACCAACAAACATTTAAATATAGTGTGAATTATACTGAAACAGATATGGGTATGATAAAAAACTTATCAGATTTTATGGGTTCAGCATTTGGTGGTGGTATAGGTGGTTTTACTGATGCACTTGGTGACCTTGCCTCAACAGCAGGTAGAAGAATGTTAGAAACAGCGATAGATGCTATATTACCAGGTTTCTCAGGATTTAATGTTAAAAAAACAGGAACAGCATTTAATCCTAACACAGAGTTAGTTTTTGAAAAAGTAACAATGAGAACTTTTAATTTTAATTTTATGATGACACCAAGAGATGCAAATGAAAATGATTCTTGTCATTCTATCATTAGTTTGTTTAAATTTCATATGATGCCTGAAGATTCAGGTATAGGTAAATTAGCAGTACCTTCAGAATTTCAAATAACATATATGTATAGAGATAAAGAAAACTCATATATACCAAAAATAAGTAGATGTGTTCTTAAAGACTTAACTGTTGATTATGCTCCTAATCAACAATTTCATACTTTTAAACAAGATGAAAAAGGTGCAGCTCCTATAGCAATGAAACTATCATTAGATTTTGGTGAATTAGAAATAATGACCAAAGAAACAATATCACAAGGAATGTAATATGTCTTATTTTAGTCAATTTGAAAAAGGTTTTTATGATATGAAAGGTGATGGTAACGAAAAATTAGTTACCGACCTTATGACAAGAGTAAAGGTCAGAACTGGTGTTGTAAATGAATTATCATTATACGATTTGTATGATGTACCGTCAGGTGATACACCAGAAGATGTAGCATTTTATCATTTTGGTGATGCACAATTACACTTTGTCATATTACTAACAAATAACATTACAGACGTGTATCACGAGTGGCCTATGGATGATATCACGTTTGAAAAATATGTAAATGACAAATACGCAAATCCTGATGCAATACATCATTATGAAAAAACAGTAACAAGTGGTAAAACTACACAAAGAGGTTCAAATGACTACTCACACGTCTTAGAGGTCAATAGCACAGAACCAGGTGCAGTGTCAGTTAGTAATTATGAATATGAAATAAGAGAGCAAGATAAGAGAAGACAAATCAAACTATTAAGTAATGACTTTTTAAGAGCATTTTTAGAAGAGTTTTCGACACTTGTGAGTGCGTAATGTATAACGAATTAAATGCGACACCGTACCAAAAAGCAGGTGACTTTAATTTATCATCATTTATTAATCTCATATCATATCAATATGATGCAAATGGGTCAGACCTAAAAAGATTGAACATTCATAATCTAGTACAGCAAATAGAGATTTTCGAGAGCATATCATCAAATGTTATTACAGGTAGTATGGTGATATTAGACGCAACAGGAACTTTTAAAGATATGCAAATTAGTGGATTTGAAAGACTTGAATTCAAATGTTCAACACCTGGTTTAAGCAGAATTTATGATTTTACCACTGCAACAGGTAATCCAGTATTTGTGCATCATATCACAAATAGAGAGCAAGTTCAAGAGAATGCTCAACAATATGTTCTGCACTTTTGTTCTATAGAGAGAGCAATAAATCAGTCAACATTGTTTAGTCACGCATATACAAATTCACACGAAGCGATAGTTCAAGATATTTTACGCACACATTTAAAATCTAAGAAGAACTTCTTTTTTGAACCATCAAGTTCATTGTTTAAACACGTTATCCCTTACACTTCACCATTCTCTGCAATCAACTATCTAGCAGGTGAAACGCAGAGTAAAGCACACAATAGTGCAGGTTATAGATTTTATGAAACAGTTATGGGTTTTCATTTTAGGTCAATAGAAAGTATGACTAACTTATCATCTAAAACCCCTAGAAAAGCAATAGCAAGTTACTCTATGAAAAGAAAAAACAATAGACAAAACAATGGTGTTAATGATGTAAAATCAGATTTACAATCAATATTTCATTTAGAGATTGAAAGCAGTGTAAACTCATTATTTAATATGACCTCAGGTGTTTACGCAAGTGATATGGTAACACACGACCAATTTGCGAAAACGTTTTCAACAAGAAGATTTAATTACTATCTTAATAGATTAGAAACATCACAAATGGAGACAGATAATGGTGGTCAAGTTGTATTAGGTCAAGGTATTCTACCAAATATGATATTTTCTCAAGGAAAAACACCAGCAGATATGGTGGGACGCAGAATGTTTCAATCTACTACAACAAAAGTGCATAATGACGCAAGACAACCACCAAAAGAAGAGATTACACAGAAGAGAATATCAAAACAAGGAGCAATGAAAGGTGTACAATTAACAATACAAGTACCAGGTTTCTTTGGTGTTGGTGCAGGAGACGTGGTAAACGTACAGATACCAGCATACGACAATAAGTCACCAGGTGCTATTGACCCGTTATCAGGTAAGTACCTAATAGTTGATTGCAAACAAACAATCATTAAGAACGAAAAACAACATATAACACAGCTCACCTTACAGAAAGACTCGTTTAGACGAGTCTTAGATGATGAAAACTTCGATACATTTACAGAACAGAGAACAGACACGGAGAATAAAGACTACGACCTCAATACGATAGATGAGGTACTATAAGTACGAAAAAAAATTTTCCAGAGTTGACAATGACTGACTTCCGTGCTATATTATATAAAAAAGAAGGACATTTAAATGACTAATAATGAATTTAGAAAAAAAGCATACGCAATATTAGGAGGATTAGTATTTGTGCTATTAGTAGTGACGATTACAGTAGCAAATGAACCACCAATAAGTCGTATAACCGCAGAACCAGAGTGGTTGCAACCTGGTGAAGAAGATGATGGTAAGTTTGCAATGATGATTAACAAGGGATTACTCTGTGATAAGGACAGTGTTATCTTTACAAGATATGTGTCTGAGGGTTACAGAAGAGCATTTCGAGGGATTAATATGTCAGGAATGTACACCTATATATTATTAAAGAGTGAATTATCTCAAGGTGGTAGATGGACAATGACAAAGATGCTAATATTAGAAGTTGACAGTATATCGAAGGTTGCTTGTGTAGTATCTGAAAACATACAACCAGAGTATAATCAAAACTTAATGTATCTAGAGTTAAAACCTATATTTGGTGAAAGTTTATGAGCAAACAAGAAGACAATCTACAGAATAAGTTTACTTACTGTGAACTAAGAGAGATATGGCCAGCACTAAAAAGATATGTAGACCATACATATACTAAGCACTTATCGACCAGTGGTAGAATAGACATTATGAAGAGATGGATTCACTTTTATTCTAAAGAAGACTTTACTAAAGAGGAAACACTATTAGAAATAGAAGATTACAGTTCTCACCAAAAAGAGAAAGAGAAGAAAGACTCAAACGAGCCCAAAGTAGAACTCAGGAGCATTCGAGGTCATTGAATAGTAAGAGAATGCGTAGAGTTGCTCTTACGGGTAGATTCTTTGAGAAACCTCAACCAATCCGTTACTTGTGGACTAATTGGTTGTATCCGATAGCACTTGTAATTTCTTTGATTTCTCTACTACTTGTTGGATGCGTAGGATTCTACTAAATAGGTAGAAATAACGTAAGGTCAGTGTATTAAATGCAGACATTTATCGAAAGAAATCTAAAATGAGCGAATCATTTATCGGGAACACGCAGTTTGTATGGTTCGTAGGTGTGGTTGAAGACAGATTTGACCCAGAACACGCAGGAAGACTGAGGGTGCGCTGTCTTGGACACCATAATCCAGACAAAAACGCAATAGCAACCAGTGACCTACCCTGGTCTTCTGTTATATACTCTGACGGTGGTATATCTGGATTAGGTTCTTCTCCTGGTCTGTTTGTAGAGGGAACGTGGGTGTGGGGTTACTTCCGTGATGGTCTTGAAAAGCAAGAACCAGTGGTATTAGGTAGTATGCCTGGTGTCCCTTCTGAGTTTGCATATACTGATAGTGGTTTCTATGACCCTAACGGTGTTTATCCTTTAAATATTAACGAACCTGATGTAAATAGACTTGCTGTCAACAACCCTGATAAGGAGCATTTTTCACTTACTGCTAGAAAAGAAACTAGAACCACCAACGTAGCAACCGCAGAGTTTACATTAGATACGACAGCTGCTGACCTTAGTAATATGGGAATCTCACTGGAGACCACCTGGTCACAACCAGAGATACCTTACAATGCTTTATATCCCTACAACCACGTCTTTGAGTCGGAGAGTGGTCACATAAGAGAATATGACGATACAGCAAACAACACAAGA